CAAAGACGCACAAGAGCGTCCAGTCCCTACGGGGGCCGGGCGCTTTTTCTGTTTGCGGGAGTTGTTATGCGGACCATCGAAGACATCGAGAAACGGCTACGGGAAAACGAGGTCAAAGACCTTGAGGCGTACCGTCTTGGCAACGCCGATGCCCCAATGCTGTACAGGCCGCACGGCATCCTCAAAGCCACACAGGAAGACGGTCAGATGCTCTTCGTTGCAAGCGAAGAATCTGATGACCGCTCCGGGGACGTGGTAGCTGTGAGCGGGTGGGACTTGAAGAACTTCAAGAAAAACCCCGTGATGATGTGGGCGCACGACTACGGTGTGGCCCCCGTCGGCACCATCCCCAAGGTGTGGGTTGAGGGGAACCAACTACTGGACGCTCCCCTGTTCGACATGGCCGACCCCCTTGGAGCGTTCCTTCATGGGAAGTACCTTCGCGGAATTATGAAGGCTCAGTCCGTCGGCTTCCGCCCCTTGGAGTTTGAAGAGATCAGCGGGAAGGGCATGTTCGGCTCTTACCGCTTCACCAAGCAGGAACTACTTGAGATCAGCTTGGTCCCGATTCCCGCTCATCCCGCCGCGCTTCGCAAGGGGCTTGAGGGCGGCCCGTTCTTCATGCTGGTGCCCGATGTGAAATGGGTGGCCGATGAAGAGCCGGGTGAGCCTGAGCAGGGGGCGCTAGATTTGGGTCCGACAGGCTCGACATCGGCCCCCCAAGGCACTCCTCCTGCGGAGGGGGATGCCGGTGCGGGTCTGTCGGCCATTGAACTACAGGCTCAGATCGACGGCTTGAAAGAGCGCGTGGACGGTCTGGCCGAAAAAATAGAGGGCAGCCAGCCCGACGAAGAACCTGCTCCCGACGCCGACCCGGAACCCATTGAGGAACCGGTAGAGGCGGCTGTGGATTGGGATGAAGTAACCCGCGCCCTTCAGGGCGTCAGCACCAAGGAGTAGCTACAGATGAACACCGTTGATGACGTACTGAATGAGATCGCCGGAATCAAGTCCTTCGTGGACGAAAAACTGGCGGCTGGCCTTGCTCCCTTGGGCGAAGAGACGGCGCGGCTGACGGCGGACCTGACCGCCGTGACTGAGAAGATGCAGGCCATACGGCGCGATGCCGTCCTCAATGCGGGCGGCGGTCCGTCCATGATGGTGGTCCGCGAGGGCAAGTTCGCGGGCTTCGACCCGTTGCAGTTGTCCATCGCCCGGTCGCTCCTGCGTGAGCGATACCAGACGGACAGCGAGTGGCAGGACTGGGGCGAGACAAAGGCGAAGGCGCAGATTGACGACGCCATCCGGTCCCTCGGCGAATCCGCCGCCAACCCCGAAGTCGGGTACGAGTGGTACGAGCGTGCCATGAAGTCCCGACGGGCCGCCTACGGCGATGCCCCGCAGGGGATGGAGAAGTTCGGCAAGGAAGCCCTGTCGTGGCGGAACATGCTGCTCGGCGTGTCCCGCAAGGCAATGGACTCCACCACCGCCACCGCTGGCGACGAGTTGGTGTCCACCCTACAGGCGGCTCAGCTTTGGCTGGACGTGAACCTCGACACGGTGATTCTGCCGCTGATGCAGCAGATTGCCATGCCGTCGAACCCCTACGAGATTCCGACTCAGTTGGGCGATACCAACTGGTACCCGATCAGCGAGAACATCGCTGGCACGACCACGGACTTGTCCACCAACAAGACCACCCTCAACGCCAAGGGGCTGAAGACCGGCGTGCCGTTCTCGGACGAGTTGTCCGAAGACGCGATAATCGCGCTGGTGCCGGAGATCAGCAAGTCGTTGTCCCGCAACGCTGCGGAAGTCATTGACGACGTGCTGCTCAACGGTGACACCACGGCAGCCAACGGCATCAACTCCGACGGCGCGACCATCACGGCGTCCACCGCTGGCAAGGCGCATTGGCTCCTTGGCTTCGACGGGCTGATTCACCTGCCCATCGTGGACAACACGTCTCAGGGCATCGACCACAACGCTGCGGTCACCGCCGACGTGTACAACGAGGTACTGTCCAAGATGGGCAAGTACGCGGCTCCGTCCCGGCGCGGAGACGTGTTCTACGCCACCGATGTCAACACGGCCATCAGGTCGCTGAGCATCCCGGAGTTCGAAACGGTGGACACAGCGGGGGCACGGGCCACCCTGTCCTCCGGTGAGATTCTGAACGTCTACGGCAAGCCGCTGGTGCATACCGCTCAGATGCGGTTGGCAGACACCGACGGCAAGGTCACCGACGCGGGCAACAGCGAGGACAACGGGCGCATCCTTGCGGTCAACACCAGCCAGTGGAGGGTTGGCTTCCGACGGCAGATCACTGTCGAGTCGGAGAGGGAAGCGTCCAAGGGACAGACGACCCTGTGGGTCAGCTTCCGGCTGGCTCTGGCTGAGCGGACGGGTACGCGGAGTTCCGCCACCCACACCGCTGCTGCTTACAACATCACCGGCGTCTCCTAAGTAGGGGCGCACTGAACGGTCTGACTAACGGCTCGGTGGGGCAGTCAACCTCACCGGGCTATGCCCCCGGCGACTACCGGGAAGGGACAGGAGAATTGAATTGAAAACTTTTAGCGTGAAAGACCCGACGGCTGTTATCGCCCGGTCGCTCTCCCCGGAGGGAACGGCTGGCGCGGCTGCTGCCGCAGTGTCCGGCATCGTCACCGTGAGGGTGCCCTTGGGCACTTCCGGGGGCACTGGTGACGCGGGCCTTGTGTCGTGGATTAACCCCGAAAGCGGGACCGTTTGGGCCGACGTTGTTGGCGTCCACTGGACAATCACCGGCACCGGCACCATCGACGTTGGTGTTTCGTCTGACGGCACAGGCTCTTCGGACGGCATCATCAACGGCGGCACCATGAACAACACCGGAGCCATTACTGGCGGCTACCAGCCCAACGTGGCCGGTACTGCTGGCACCGTCGGCGTGAAGCAGGGTTGGCTCTTGGGTCCGGGTGGCACCGGCACCAACAACTCCATCGTCGGCAAGACGGCGGAAACGGCCAGCACCGCACGGGGCTTTGCCATCGTCCGGTACTCGGTAGTCGGCTAAGCTACCGGCCAATCATCGGGGCGTAAGGAGGAACCATGTGGGTTTACGTCCATCGAGAACATAGGTTCACGCACTACGGGGCGGGCCAGCATTTGCAGGTCTTCTCCGTCGGTGATGTCGTAGAAGTAACCGAGGACTTGGGCGGGGTGCTACTCCGGGAACACCCCGCCAAGTTCTGCGCCGTGGAAGATGAGAGGGCGGGCAGGAACCATTCCTGCGAGAAGATGCCTGAAGTCGCCACGGTAGTGTCGGAACCGCCTCAGGATAAGGCCATGACTGCCCCGAAGAGTCGGGTCGCGCCGGGGCGGCGCAAGCAGGCTAGAAATGCTCGTAAGCGTTCGGGTGTCGCTCGACGGGCCGGGGTTGGTAGAACTCCGAAGGAGTAGCCGTGGACTTCGTAAAACATACGTCCCTGATGACCTTGACCGGAGCCACCGGCTCTTCGACTGGCACCACCCTTGGCGGCCTGTCGCGGTACAACAGCTTCGTGTTCACGATGAACATGACCACAGGGACGGGCACCTATGGCATGGCCCTCGACACCAAGATTGGCACGGCTTGGGTTAACGTGCTTCGCACGACCGACCTGACCACCGGCAGCCTGCTCAGTTACCCTCTGGCGGTTCGGAACAACCTGACTGCGGCAGAGGTCAACGCCAGTGTGGACGCTGGCGCGGGAACCGTCAGAGCCATCCCTATTCACGATCAGGTGCGGGTACGTCTGATTGAGACGACGGCCACTCTGATGACCGGCGTGGCCACCCTGTATGCGGTTAAGTAGATGCACGCATACATCACTGTTGAGACGCTAGGGGCAACAGCCGCTCTTAACGCTACGTCCACGGCTAACATCAGCCGGATGCGCCAGATTTCTGAGGCGGTGTCCGCGCAGATTGATGCCTTCACGAAGCGCACCTTCCAGCCCCGTGTGCAGACCGTAGAGATGTCTGCCCGTGGTGGGCGGACCCTGCTGCTGCGGCACGATCTCATCGCGCTCACGTCGCTGAAGCAAGACGGCAACTTCGACGGGACGTTCAACACCACATGGGCCTCGACTGATTACTTCCCCATGCCCGCAGACGCGGAGCCGACGGCTGACTATGGCCGCCCGTTCCGCCGCCTTGAAGTGTCCATGCGGACCAACGGG